CGGAGAACAACATGCCCATTTACCTTCGCCATCCCAAGCACGGCACCAAGGTCGCCACCATGGAGATGGAAGCCGCGTACGACGAGCAAAATGGCTGGCAACGCTTCGACCCCGCTGTCGAAGAAGAAACTGTCGAAGATCCGGCAGAAAATGCTATCGTGAAGACGCGCAAGCGCCGCACCACAACCCCCGAGGTCTGATATGGCAACCACTGCCGGCGACATCATCAACGGCTCCCTGCGGCTGCTGGGCGTGCTGGCAGAGGATGAGACGCCGTCAGCAGCTACGTCGCAGGACGCGCTGTTCGCCATGAACCAGATGATTGATAGCTGGGGCACCGAGAAACTGGCGACGTTCACCACGCTGGATCAGGTCTTCTCGTGGGCGCCGGGCTTTAGCAACCGCTCTCTTGGCCCAACCGGCGACTTTGTAGGTATCCGGCCCGTCCTGATGGACGACGCCACCTACTTCATCGATCCGGCCAATGGCATTTCGTTCGGCATCAAGCTGGTCAATCAGCAGCAGTACAACGGCATTGCGGTCAAGACGGTTACCAGCACCTACCCACAGGTGATGTGGGTACGTCCTGACTATCCTGACGTCGAGATGTACATCTACCCGGTGCCCACCAAGGTGCTGGAATGGCATTTTATCTCGGCGGCGGCTTTGGACCAGCCGGCTACCCTCGCCACCGACATTCTGTTTCCGCCAGGCTATCTGCGCGCGTTCCGCTACAATCTGGCCTGCGAGTTTGCGCCAGAGTTTGGCGTCGAGCCGTCGCTTCAGGTCAAGCGCATTGCCATGACGTCAAAGCGCAATCTGAAGCGCATCAATAACCCTGACGACATCATGTCGCTGCCGTACAGCATCGTAGGCACCCGCCAGCGGTTCAACATTTTTGCCGGGAATTACTGATGGCAAACGTAAAGATCTCTGCCCTTCCGGTAGCCACGGCAGCGCAAGTAACGGATCTGCTGGCTATCGTGCAGGGCGGCACGACCAAGCAGTTGACCAACGCGTTGCTGTTTACCAGCGCCACGCTGGTGACCCCGGCGCTTGGCACGCCGACATCCGGTACGCTGACCAACTGCACCGGGCTGCCCATCTCGACGGGCGTGTCTGGTCTAGCCGCTGGCGCGTCTGATTTCTTGATCACGCCATCGTCAGCCAACCTTCGCGCCATGCTGACTGACGAGACGGGCACTGGATCAGCGGTGTTCGCCACGTCTCCAGTCTTCAGCGGCATGTTCCGCATACCGTATGCATCGATTGCAGCGACCGGCTCCACACAGGCGACTGCCGCTGCGCTTACCGCTGGCTTCACTCTTGTGAGCGGCGGCGCGGCGGCTACGGGCGTCATCCTGCCTTCGACAACCACGCTGGGTAACGGTGCCATATGCGCCGTATACAACTTCAACGCTACAGCCATAAACGTGTACCCGGCGACTGGAGAAGCGGTTAATAACCTATCCAGCAACACAGCGGTGTCTCTCCCCACCACGACTAGCTCCATCTTTATAGCCGGCCCTGCGCGTTGGTCTGGCTTCCCGCGCGTGCCGTCGTAATCGCCATGAAGACGCCTATCCTCGGTTCCTCCTACGTCGCTCGCAGCGTCAACGCTGCGGACAACCGCATGGTCAACCTCTTCCCCGAGATCGTCCCCGAGGGCGGCAAGGAGCCGGCGTTCCTCAACCGAGCGCCAGGGTTGCGCTTTCTGCTGTCTGCCGGCACCGGCCCCATCAGGGGGCTGTGGCAGCTTGGCGGCTACATGTTTGCCGTCTCAGGCAGCCAGTTGTACCGGATCGACACCTCGTACACCGCAACCCCTGTAGGCTTTATTGATAACACCGGCCCGGTGTCCATGGTGGACAACGGCACGCAGATCTTCATCGCCTGCAATGGCCCCAGCTACATCTACGACGTCAGCACGCTGACGCTCACGCAGATCACCGACCCTGACTTTCCTGGTGCGGTGACGGTCGGGTATCTCGATGGGTATTTTGTCTTCAACGAACCTAACAGCCAGAAGGTCTGGGTAACGGCGCTGTTGGACGGCACCGACATCGACGCGCTGTCTTTTGCCAGCGCGGAAGGCTCGCCTGACGGGCTGGTGGCGCTGATCGTGGACCACCGCGAGGCGTGGCTGTTTGGCACCAACTCGGTCGAGGTCTGGTACGACGCGGGCGAGATCGGGTTCCCGCTGGCGCGCATACAAGGTGCGTTCAACGAAATCGGCTGCATCGCGCCCTATTCGGTTGCCAAACTGGACAATGGCGTATTCTGGCTGGGCGCCGACGCGCGCGGCAAGGGCATCGTCTACCGCTCCAATGGCTACACCGGCACCCGCATCTCAACCCATGCGGTCGAGTGGCAGATCCAAAGTTACGACACGTTGGCCGACGCCACGGCGTACACCTACCAGCAAGACGGCCATGCGTTCTATGTGCTGAACTTCCCCACGGGCAACACAACGTGGGTGTATGATGTCGCTACTCAGGCTTGGCATGAGCGGGCGTACTGGGACAATGGCGAGTATACGAGGCATCTGGCCGACAACCAGGTGTTCTACAACAACACCACTGTTGTTGGGAGTTGGTTGACGGGCGACATCTATGCGTTTGATCTGGAGTATTACGCCGACAACGAAACGGTACAGCGGTGGCTGCGGTCTTGGCGCGCGCTTGGGCCAAACCAGAACAACCTGAAGCGCACGCGGCATGATCTGCTGCAACTCGACTGCGAAGTTGGTGTTGGCCTTTCGGGGCTGGACATCGACACAATCTATCTTGCCACCGAGGCCGACGACCCGTTGCTGGCCGAGAACGACGATTTCCTGATTGTAAAGCAAGGCACAAACGTAGGCGAAATCCCGCAGGCCATGTTGCGCTGGTCGGACGACGGCGGGCATACCTGGAGCAATTCGCACTGGCGCAGCATGGGTCCGATTGGCGCGTCGTCTACTCGTGTCATGTGGCGCCGGCTGGGTATGACCCAGAAGACCCGCGACCGTGTGTATGAGGTGTCAGGCACTGATCCGGTCAAGATTGCCATTGTCGCCGCTGAACTAACTATCTCGCCCACCAATGCCTAATATCTCCAATATCCCTTCTGCTCGCGTCCCCGTGATAGACGAGAAGGGCGTGATGTCCCGGCAGTGGTACAGGTACTTCTTCAACCTGTTCAACCTCACCAACGCTGGCTCATCACCAACCAGCGCAGACGACCTTGCGCTAGCGCCGCAAACGGACGCCCCGCAGGGGCTGTCCTACGGCCCGTCCTACCCCATAGGGTATGGCAACGGCGCGGGCAGCACGGTTACGCAGATTACCTCGCGCAATACCGACGTGACAATTAACACCGTTTGCGGGCAAATTACGCTGTTTTCAACTACGGTAGCCGCCAGCACATTCAACAGCTTCACGGTTAACAGCACCGCCATAAAGGCCACAAGCGTCGTCATCATCAACTTTGCATCGAACACGACGCTAAACAGCTACGATGTAACCATCACGGCGGTGGCCGACGGTTCGTTCCGCGTTCAAATTCGTAACTTTATCTTAACGGCTTCAGCCGACGCGCCTGTGCTGAATTTTGCTATTCTAAGCGCCGTCAATGTCTAACCGGAGGTTCTCATGAGCATTACCCTTTCACCTCTGGCAGGCGCTGGCTGGCAGTTCTTCGACGACAACGGCGTGCCACTGGCCGGTGGCAAGATCTACACCTACCTGTCGGGTACATCGACTCCAGCGACTACCTTCACGTCAAGTTCGGGCGCCACGGCCAACACCAACCCCATCGTGCTGGACGCAGCCGGCCGGGTGGCTGAAGAGGTTTGGCTGACAGACGACGTGCAGTACCGGCTGGTGCTTCAGACCGCGCTGTCGGTGCAGATCTGGCTAAAGGACAACATCAGCGGGTTTCTGAGCGACGTGGGGCGCCCGGTCGTCGTACCGTCGTCTGCCACGCCTGCCCAGACCGCAGCAGGCTCGCTGGTCTGGAACACGACCAGCCAGGTGTTGACCATCGGCAATGGCTCTGGCCGCGTCACGTTCGTTGACACGACGACCGCCCAGACGCTGACCAACAAGCGCATCACGCCGCGCGTCAACACTGTAGCGTCGGCGGCTACCATCACACCCACAGCCGACTTGTCGGACATGTACACGGTCACGGCGCTTGCTACGAACGCCACGATTGCCGCGCCGACTGGCACCCCAACAGACGGCCAGCGCCTGTTGCTTCGGATT